AAATGATCGACAGCATCACAGCACAACTCAGACGGGACGAAGGTGAAGTCCTTTACGCCTACCAGGATCACCTTGGGTACTGGACTATCGGTGTAGGAATCCTTATAGACAAACAGAAGGGAGGTGGTCTTCTACCAGAAGAGAGCGAATTCATCCTTAATAACAGGATCGCTCTGCGGATCAGGGCACTTCGGGAGAAGCTCCCTTGGTTCGATTCTTTGGATGATGCCCGTAAGGGTGTCCTTATCAATATGAGCTTTCAGCTTGGCGTAGAGGGTCTTCTAGCCTTCAAGAATACCTTGAAGTTCGTCCAGCAAGGTAACTACCTCATGGCTGCTGAGAACATGCTTATGAGCAAGTGGGCTACTCAGACCCCTGAGAGGGCTAAGAGGCTCGCTAAGCAGATGATTACCGGCGTATGGCAATAAAGTAACTAAGGAGCAATTATGAACTTTGATACCATCTCTAACATTCTCGACATCGTTACCAGCGTTGTCGGTACGGCTTCCGTGATTGCAGCCGTCACGCCCACCGCCAAGGATGACGCTATCGTCGCTAAAGTGCGTAAGGTCCTGGACCTCTTCGCCTTCAACTTCTGGAATGCTAAGAACAAGTAAGACCGTAGAGTAGAAACAGAAAAGCCCCTGAGAGCCTTTACGGTCCTCAGGGGCTTTTCTTATTGGTTAATCGAACATCAAAGCAACTGTAAGGAAGCCTAGATGAAGATACCAGACAGGGACTTCCCTTCCGTCATCTGCAAGGATGTCCTCTACGGTTTCCCCGTAGTACAGGGTATCGGCTTCAAGGCCGACTACCAGGCCTGCTTTCCATTCAAAGTCTACGGTCATTCAGTCTCCTTCAGCGGATCGGACAGGCACCGGAGGCACACTCAGAGTCATCCAATCCAATGTTTGCTTCATCCACACCGACAATAGGGCGTGTACTAGCCACCAAGGCATCATATTCTTCCTTCGTAATCTCTTCCAGCGGAGCTTGCTTGAAGCCATGCTCAGAATGCAGCAGGAACGACAGGCTCTTATGGTTGTCTTTGTAGTACTTCTTCAGGTACTTCCGAATCTCAGGAAGTTCTTCCTTCCGGTAGTAAACCGTACAGGACACCGAGTTATCCGACCAGACCTCTTGGAGCCACTTGACTACCTTGAGTTGGTCGATAGCAGTCATGTCCTTAGCCAGCGTCGCATGGTCAGGGTGGCGGAAAGGGAAGCTAACCACAACGGTAGAACGATCTTCCGAGCCATCAAAGTTCTGCTGGTACTCCACCGGGTATCCATGATCCCGACAAGTCTGCACCAGAGCATGGTTAGCACTGATACGGATGCGGCGAAGCATGTAGCGAGCATATGCAGGATGACAACCGGGAGTGACACCAGGAAGAAGACTAAGAGTACCAGAAGGTTTAACAGTAGTGAGCTTAACGCTCTTGTTAAAACCATGCTTTTGAGAATACCATTGGTCATAAGTCCTCAACTTTCCGTAAACACCTTCCAGCCAACCTTTCTGCTCTTGAGTAGCCTGAAGGACTCCTGTAATGCCGATACCCATACGCATGTTCCGATGAACAATCTCTTGAGTAGACTCAAGGTGGCAAGGCAGAGCAAGACTATGCTTGCACACACGATAAAGAAGCGTAGCAACGTCCTCAAGTTCTTCCTTGGAGGTGATGTTCGGTAGATAGATTTCAGCCAAGCAACAGGTTTCCTTGTCGGCTAGGCTTTGTTCTGCACAGGGGTTATATCCTTGTACTTCAGGGTCCGGGTATCGGGTGTCTCCCAATCGACCAACCTTCCGAGAAAGCTCAAGGTTGATGAGCCCATACGGCTCTCCTTTACCCTCATAGCCGTCCCAGAAGAACTCATGCAAATCTCCGATGTCATGACAAACCACGCTGTTGTTGGACATGGCACGCCAAGAGGGGATATTTCCCAAGTCCCATCGCTTAGCAAGCAGATATTCCACATCGTCAGCATCCCCAATAGCAATCTGAGCACTTCGACGGACGTTACCAGCCACCACGACAGCCCCGATGATGTTCATAATATCCAGAGCATCCACAGGCTTGAGCTTCTTACCGGCTCGACGCTCCAGAATCTTTCCAATCTCGTTGATACCCCACACAAGGTCTTCAGGACCGCTGGCGGTACCTCCAAAGCCCTTGATCGGTGCTCCCTTGGAGCGGATCAGTTGAGTACTGTACGTGAAGGTCTGCTTTCCGGTCTTGTGAGCCAGGAAGGCTGCCTTCAGGGTCTTACCCAGCAGAGCCACCCAGCCTTCTCGGCTGTCAGGAACGATGAAGTCTGCATCTGCCGTGTCCAGCCGGGTAGGCGTCTTGAAGTTCTCCTTCACAGGAGGAATCTTCTCCACGTTCTCTCGTTGGATGTTGTAACCCACTCCAGAGCCCAGCATCAACAAGTCCATCGCCCACGTAAAACACTCTACGGGTGTATCGACAACAGTAAAAGCGCAGTTCTGCATGCTTGCGAGGCCCAGATCAGATACCGTTCGGGTACCGGCTTGCCAAAGTACACGGCCTGCTACAGTCCCTTTAAGTTCCAAAAGGTACTTCCGAAGTCGATTTCCTTCCTCTTCGGTAAAACCCACCCCAAGCTGGTCATTGGCTGCCTTAAGCACACGGTCAACAGTATTGGGGAACTCTTCGGTAGGGCTGAGCGGGTCTGCTTCGTTCAGACGACGGGCGTAGGTCCGCTTATAGGTGATGTAACCAATACTGCTCCAAGGGGTCTTAATTTCTTCAGTCATTCTTTCCTTTAGTTAAAACGTGCGTGCTTACCGTGATACAAATCCCGAGCTTCGCTGGCAACAAGACAGGCTAATTCAAGGTCTTCAAAGTAACCTAGATGTCTCTTTACGTTGTTTGATCGAATCTCAACTCGGTACTTGTTCTTTTCCTTACTCCAAATAACACCCTTACAGCCGGTCTTGTTGTCCTTCCGTAAGGTAGCATTCATCATGTTCTGGCTGTGTGAGACTTCTCTAAGGTTCTCAACTTTGTTATTTCCGGTGTCTCCGTCAATATGGTCAAGGAGCCTTGGGATATACCCGTAGACCAAAGCCCATACAAGCTGGTGCTCACGGTATGTCTTTCCGTTAAGAACGCCGTGCTGGTAGCCATTCGGCTCACGACACCCAAAACGCTTACCTACAACACCCCGGCTTCCCTTAACCTTCCTCCAGAACACCTTACCATCTCGGTACTCAAAGTACTCTCGGATCGCTTTTACTTCCTCACTCAAAGTCATCAATTGCTCTTTCTAGTTTTTCCAAATTGTCTTCAATTTCAAGGGTAAAGTACTCAACGATCTGCTCTGAAGTAATCCCCAGCAGTTCAATCAGAGTAACCTCATCCAAGTCCTTGAGCTTCTCTTTAAGTTCACTTAGGGTCATGGGTGGCATCGTCAGGAACCAAAGTAAAAGACACTATCTGAGCCTCTTTCCAGAGGTTGCTATTTTCATGGTAGCTCTTAGCCTGTCGAGCCTTCCCTAAAGTACCGTAGAGCTTGGCTCCTTCCAGCTTCGGGGTACTCTTCCAAGAACCGCCCTGAGCCCACTGACCATTATGGAGCCTGATAGCGTACACCTTCATACTTTACCTTCCACAAGTTTACCAATCTTTGAAGCACACTCAGGGCAGATATGAATGTGCTGCCCACGGTTCCTATAAGAATACCAAGTCACCATAGGTTCTCCTTTACTGATCTTCCTGTCACAGCTCCGACACCAGGCCACCTGGAGAGCCGGTCGGTAGACTGGATTGTTCACTTCACTCATCCATTCGTCCTTTAAGAGTTTTCTACGTTCACGGTGCTTCATAGGCTCCAATGAGCTTGTCGAGGTACCAACGAGCCTTCTTCAAGTCCTCCAGCCCATTCTTGTCCATGAAGCGCATAAGGTACTGCATGAGCTGTACGTAGTCCGCAATGAACATACCATCCGGTAGAACCTTATCTGCAGCCGCGGACTGTTCTACCTTTGTGACTAACTTCTGGATGACATCACGGACCTCAATCCCCTTGTCCTCAAAGAGCATGTAATGTTTAGGCTTACTTACAGTGTCGTACCACGTTCCTTCAAGTTCCTTAAGCACCGGAGGCTTCTGGTCCTCATGGTCCTGCCAGAAGACCTTACTGTCGGAGCAGTAGTTAGAGAACTCTCCTGTCTTCTTGTTGTACTCACAGGAAGCACAGGAGTGCTTATACATATCAGACGTATGTGGCATGTCCTTATAGTAACACGTTGTGCAGTCTTTAACAGTCATATTCATCCCCATTGTTCGGCCATTGCGTCTGCAACGCCCTGAAAAGTCTTGCTACGAATCTTCCACCTGTCAGGACCGGGAGAAGCTCTGTGGATCATACTCCACTGCTTGTACTCTTCGGTTCCCTTCGCAGGAGGCTGTAGTTTATCAGTTGGCTTCAAAGGAGGCAATCCGATAAGTTCAAACCCTGTGGCCTTAAAGTACGGCTCCCCGAACCACCACGGCTGTACGATCTGACGAGGACCAGGATTGATCCTCTTAGCAGCATGACAGTGCATGATGGGGTTCTCAATGGCCCGCTTCGGAATCCAGTGAGCGTCCCTCAAGGCCAAGTAAAGCTCCACACCCTCATCAAGCTCCTTCCACATGCTCTCTAAAGTACGACCCTTGGGAGGCACCGACAGCCACCGGACACCGCTGTTGGTCAGTCTGGTACAGGGAGGATGAGCGATAAGCAAGTCCCAGCCCCCTGAAATAGCGTCCCTAGCATCCTCTTGGATATGATACTTTGAGCCGTCATCGGCAGGCAGAAGGTCGCAGCTCCAGGCGTTATGGCCCTTGGCCCTGAAGGCTTCTCGGACCACTCCAGAGGACTCACAGGCTACCAAGACGTTCATCCAAACTTCCTTTTCAGATAGTCGAGACTGACGAACATTTCATCGAAGCAACCATCTTGCACTTCATGTAGGACAACGATCCCTCGCCAATAAGAATTTGAGAGTTTGCTCATGTACTCTTCATCATGTTGGTAGCAAGAGCCTGCAATGATAGCACACAGGTTCTTACCGTCCGCTCTCCGGCTGTACGCAACCTGACGGCCTTGTTGATGTCCACATACGGCCGACATGTGGAGCTTACTAAGAATAGCAGCAGGGCTTCCTGCCGGCCTTCCCATAGCACCTACCGTAAGGTAATGACAGAATACCACCCCGTTAAGTATGAATGGCTCCAAAAACGGAATCACCTCCCAGTCCTTCAAGTCCAAGTGGTCATACGACATCAAACCTTCAAGCATCGGGTTGTTGTTGATTGCTCGTTGTAGCCTGTTGCTGTGATTACCCATGAGGAATACCAGCCGAGGCTTGTAGACCTTATGCTTTGAGTCCCTCTGAGCCTTCTGCAAGTCCTTCAGGGGTTGAAGAAGGAGCCTCATTCCTTCGTTACCAGCCTGAACATCCTGCACGTAGCGTTTACCCTCAAAGAATTTAGAGCCGGGTTTATCGTGGCTGGAAAGGCTAGGGAAATCGAAATGATCGCCCAAATGTACTACAACGTCAGGCCTGTAGTCGCAAATGGCTTCCCCCACCCAAGTAAGATGATTGAGAGGTACATCAGACCGGCATTGGGTATCCGGTATGCAAAGAATTTTTAGCGGTTTTTCCATTGGCTCTTAGCACCTCTACTAGAGTTTACAGAGTGAGACACCCACTGCATATTATCAAGAGTATAACCTTTAGAAGAGTCGATCCGGTCAACGGAAGGAGCTTTCTTAAGGTCAAAGCCACTAGCTACGTACTGATGATACAAGCAGAGGAACATCGGAGAGCAGTTAGCCCACTCGTAGAACTCTTCCTTCGGAAGAATCTCTAACCCAAGATACAAGTGCGATTTCTTCTTCTGGATTCCTGTTACTCTACTTTTCATATTACGGTAAGTACGCATCAGGTAGCCAGGAAGTGTCTTCTCGTACACCTTACAACGATCCATATGCAGTTGAGCATTCTTGTCGTAGTAGCGTTTACGTGCGTGCTTCCTAGCTTCCTTACGTTCTTCCTCCGTCTTGTACTTCGGAGGTGGAGCCATCAGTCCCTCAGCCCCGCAACCGTAGAGCCGCCAAAGAGGTCCAACTGGCGTTCCTCCCCTGGAGTGATCTTACGAGCCCACTCATCCAAAGCATCGAACTGGACAGCCCAATCAGCAATCTGTTCCTCCTGACGGTCCTTGTCCTCTTCCTCAGTATCCCGGTAGAAGTAAGGACCACTCCAGCGGTCAAGGTCAGAGTCCGTCCACGGCTGGTACTTCAGAGCCACCTTGGAGCTGATGTCGTAGCCATAGGCAAGGCTGAGGAACTTCACAAAGTCCTGCAGCAGCTTAGGCCAAGGAACGAACTCATCGTACTCATGGGTTGCACTAAAGTTGTTACCGTCAAGCTCTGACGTATAAGCAAAGCTCAGAAACACATTGTTTTCTTCCATGTCGGTTCCTTTCAGTATGACTTACCGCCAACAGCGGCACGGTTCTCAGGCTTGTGGTCCGGTCGGTCAGCATTGAAGGACATCTTCTCAGCGATAGCGCCTCCCAGGTCCATCCCGTAAGCTCCTGCAAGATCAAAGATACGGATAACCGCATCAGCCAACTCCACCTCACGCATGGACCGATGAGGCAGCTTATCGTCCATCAGCCCCTTGCGGTCCCCTTCCATGGCCTCTGAGAGTTCAGAGACACAGAGCATGAGCTTGTTACTGAAGGTGTAAGGGTTCTTTCGGATGTCCTCACCGTTCTTGACCCACCAGCCAGCATCCAGGCTTGCCAGATGGCACAGACCTTGGAGGAACCGTGCAGACTCAATAATCTCTTCTTTCACGCCTTTAAGCATCTTTCAGTTCTCCAGCAGTGCCTTCCAAGACACCGGATAAAGTTTCATCATTTCCTCAGAGATCAACTGAGCAATCTCCTGAGTCTCCTTCTGAGTCCCGTTACCGCAACGGAGTTTGCAGAAGTGCATCCAGGATCGGATCGTTCCGTTCATATACATCCGGCTTGTTGTCAGCCCTTCCGGCAAGACAGACCTAGCAACCTCTTTGGCGATTCCCCGTTCCAGGGCCCACTCGTAAGACCTCTCAGCGGTCTGTAAGGCGATACGTTGCATCCTCATCCACATATCCTGAAGGGCTGCATCGTCCGTCTGGAGACTGCTCTGACGGTTCTTCTGGTCCTGCATCCGAGCTTCCCTCAAAGAAGCCTCAGGGAGCTTGTCCACAGAGGCGTACCGTTGGGAGAACTCCTGGAAGGAGAAGCTACGGTGTCTCAGAAGCTGTCGTGCAATGTCCCGAGTGGTTTCAATCTCAAAGACAGCGTTAGCCATCTCAAAAGGGCTCCAGTGTTGATTACGGACAAGGTAGCCAACCAGCTTGGAAGCGTCCTTTCCTTGGTTCTCAGGAGCAGACACCCGAGCCATGTCAGCAATGAGCTGCTCACCCTCAGGGGTTGTCCAGATCAGTTTTACTTTCATTCTTTCCTTTAAGTAACTTGAAGAACCATTCAGCATCGACAAGAGCTAACGGTTTCGATCTGTTCTGTTTAATGATGACTACAGGCTCGTGAGGTCCGTGGGTCATCGCCTGTTGATAGTATCCGTAAACCGCAATCTTTGCAAGATTCTTACATTCTATCTGGATAGGATAGATTTCCCTAGCTGCCGGCGAGAGCTGCACGTCCTCTCCACCCGAGCCCATGCTCGTACTCCTGCAGTCTCCCTCACGCAGCTCCGGAGCGTTCTCCATGAGCTTATCGCGCACCCACTTCTGGAGGGCAGCGCCCTTCCCCTTAGCCGATTGTGGTGTCATTTAACGTACTCCGGGTCTGTAATGTGTTTAAACTTCCTGCCTTTTAGGATGTCCAAGATGTTCCGCTTCGAGCATCCATATTTGTTGGCTAGTCGCTGCATCCCGAACACATTAGGCTCGTAGTCCCTGAGTATTCCTCTCACATCTTCATCAGCCAGTTTCGGACACATCCTATTGCTCTCAACAGCGTCCAGCACATTCTGCCTCTGTGTCCCTTTGATAAGATGTCCAGGGTTCACGCAAGCAGGATTATTGCATACGTGCCGGACAACCTCTTTCGCACTTAGGGGACCGTTAAATGTCTCGTAAGAGAACCTACTAACCTTGTACGCTCCCTTAACTCTTGGATGGTACATAGTAGGGTATCCGTTTCCTCCGTAGCCTCCAGTCCACAACCAGCAACCAGACAGTGGCTCAGGGCTTGCCCTACTTAAGAACTTTTCGGTGGTGTCCAAATCTCCCCCTCCTTTCTCCTGAGCCACAGTAGTTTACCATTCTCATGAACACGGTCAATACTCTCACCGTACTTTTCGTATGCCTTACAGACCGCTGAGTACATCTCTTCCTCTGTCTCAGTTCCTTCGAGTATCTTCGCAGCCTTTACGGGACCAACGCCCTTGATACCGAAAATCCAATCTGTACGGTCCCCTGTGAGCACCTGAAGGTAGAAGTTCTTGAGTCCTTGAAACTCATCAACATAGTACTCTTCCTTCTTCACAGGGTTGTAGTGCCATCCGGGGAGCTGGTCCAGGTCTTTATCGACATGAACAATCCAATAGTTCCCTTTAGCGCTCTCAATCCCGACAGCATCATCAGCCTCTTCACCGACTGTAACGACAGCCCCTAAGCGTTCCAGATGCCCTCGTAGGGCCTCATAGTGCTTGGGCTTCTTCAGGTCTTTACGGTTGCCCTTGTAGGGGTGCGTAACAGCTACCTGATACCTAAAGTTATCCTTTCCGGTGATCCATGCCTTGTAGTCTTCAGCCTTCAAGTCAAAGTACACCATGTCAGTCAACCACTCCGTAACCCGACTCCTAGCGTACTGCTCGTCATCGTCCTCTGAGGCGAATCCGATGCGGTACACCAGGAAGTCAGCGTCCACCAGAGCTACTGTAGGACGCTCTTGGTTCACAGAGCCTCTTTAGCTGCTTTGAGGAACTCGATCAGCTCGTCAAGGTCTTCCTTCTGGAAGTATTGAGTCTCAATCCGCAACTCAATGGAGTCCGAAATTTTGTCAAAAGTGTATTCAACTTCTGCCCCACAACTCTCAGTTACCAGGTTGCCGTGATTAGGGTCCATGTACTTAATGTCAGCCACAGGGCCACCAAAGACAAACCTAGTCATCACAGTGCTTCCTCTTCGTCCCCACCAGCCACGCTGGGGTTGAACTCCACAAGGTCCGTAACGATCAGCTTCTGGATACGGACACCCTTACCCCACTTCTTAGACAGCTTATGGTCATAGGCGGTAATCAAAGCTTCCACCTTGGTACCACTACCGACAACCTTAGGGTCAATCTTGTTACCCTCACGGTCCACCGGCTCAAAGACAAACTTACTCTTAGACCGAATGAACTTACCGGCATCATCCTTTTCCTTCACTCGCACGCCAATCTCGTCCAGGGCCTTAGCGGCTGCTTCGGAGAGCTTACCCACGGTGCACTCATAGCGGTCATTGTCTTCATCGAAGAAGGTGTTGATCGTATGGAGGTCACGGGTATAGAACAGCTCACCACGGACTTTAATAGGCTTCAGATCACTCATTGTATGTTTTCCTTTAAGTTTCAGTTAAGTTCCCTCTTTCGAGGATTGGTGCTCCTGCACAGAAATCGAACTGTGCTCTCCGGGTTACAAATCCGGTGTGTCGCCTCTACACTTCAGGAGCAAATACGTTCAAAACGTCGCATCAAAGTCTGGTGACAGACCCCAAGAGGTCTTGCTATTTCTCGCAAACTCTTGGTGCTGCTATTGTACTCTAAGTACGCTTGGAGCACAGAAGAATCCGAGATTTTAGATTGAGAGTTATCGTCACCGTAACGAGGAACGTTGAGTCCATGTTCGAGAGCATGGCGGACATTCTCGCTGGCTGTCGCCCACTCCAGATTGCTCACGTTGTTATTGATTTTCACACCGTCCTTATGGTTCACCTGAGGTTTACCGTCAGGGTTGGGAATGAAGGCTTTAGCCACCTCTCGGTGGACTCGGAAGGTTTTATTAAGACCGTAGCGACCAGAAGGCTTCGTAGCGACCGCATAGTATCCTTTCTTGTTAAGCAGTTGCTTCAAAGGTACGTCTTTACCTTTCCTGCGCATCTGTCCCTTTGAGGACACCTCAAAGATACCTTCGTAGCCGACCACATCCTTCCACTCTTCAGTCATTCCTTCCTCCTTTGTTAATGTCGGGGAAGCGGGACTCGAACCCGCAAGGCCGAAGCCGACTACTTTTAAGGTAGTTTCCTTTACCACTTTGGACATTCCCCGCTAGAAGGTACTTATCGTACCATACTTTTGAGATTCTTCAATGCACCGTCAAAGAAAAATTACTTTTCTCTTCCGCCATCACCAAAGTCTCTTGAGAGATGTTGTGGTAAGCGGCAGACAACAAGGATTGAATTGTCTCCGGGTCCAAGTTGCCTGTAGCTTCCACGTAGAGCTGATCCCCACGCAGGCTGATAAGGATTGCTGCGTCAGGAACGCTCTCAGTGTCAAAGTCTTGCATATTCTTCCGTATTGTTTCGTTGTGGGTTTTGTAACGACCCGTGTTGATCCTACATGAACGTCGGACACCTCCTACTAACCTGAGTAAAGTGAAGGGCTTTTATGTTGCTCAATGTACACAGCAGCCTTTCGTAGTAGCTCAGGGTTATCCCGAAGGAGCCCTATACCTCTATTGCAGTTATTGCAGAGAAGCCCTCTAATGTCTCCTGTCCCATGACAGTGATCGACGGAAAGGTGCTTGTAGCGTCCGTTCTCAGGCGATGAGCAGATAGCACAAACCCCTTCTTGATCCTGGAACAATGACTCATAGACATCCAAGGCTCCTTTGCCGAAGTTCTTCTCCAGATTCCGCTTGCGAATTGTTTCCGTGCTCAGCAGCTCCTTCCGTCTTGCGGACGTACAGGATTTGCAGTAAGGCCTCAATCCATCCTTCTTGGTCCGGTCCTTCTGGTACTCAGCCCCTAACTTGTGTTCTCCGCATGTCTTGCATCTTTTAATGACAATCAAACCAGTTCCTTCCTACTCGGTACTCGGCAGCAACCGGGCAGCGGAACTTGAGAACCTCTCCAGCTTTTGTGGCAGCTTCGGCAACGATCTGTCCGACAAGCTCCCCGTAAGCGGGTTTGGTTTCTAGCTGGACTTCATCGTGAACCCAAGCGAGCAGCTTGTAAGGGATTCCCCTAGCAGTCAGCTCCGAGGTAAAGCACACAAGCCATTGCTTAGCGATGATGGCCCCTGCTGATTGCAAGAGGCTGTTCAAAGCAGCGTGCTCACTCCGTATCCATACCTTCCTTCCGTCTAATCCCGGTACATATCCTTTCTTGATGTACGCCTCTAGCTTCTTCTTCAGCCTCGCTAGTCCAGGCGTGTTCTTGATAAAGTTGTCGATAAGTTTCCCGCCTTCTTTAGCGGTACCTCCTACCGTCGATCCCACCTTTGCCGGTCCTGCCCCATAGAGCACGCTATAGGTCAAAGTCTTGCTAAGGTTTCGTTTGTCCTTATGCTCCTTGGAGTCCTCTTTAGAGGTTCCCATCGGCACAAGACCAAAAGCCTGCGTGTTCTTCCAGTGGACATCCCCTTCAAGCAATTCACGTTGCCACTCCTTGTCCTGAAGGTAATGAGCCAAGCACCGCAGTTCGATACCAGACAAGTCCACACCAACCTGTACGTTTTCGTCCTCCACCGTCCAACAGGTCCGACACTCAGCGCCATAGACGGATGATGTGTTGGGTATCTGTGCGAGGTTCGGGCTCATGTGTGTTGCTCGACCCGTCACAGCCCCGTTAGTGATGACCCTGCCGTGAACCCTACCGTCCTCCTTCACGGCCTCCACCCAGCTCTCAATCTGCCCTATGCGCTTTTGCAGCAGGAAGTACTGAGCGAGCTTCTTGGCTTCCTCCCACGGCAGGCCCTCTAGGGTTGTCTCATCGACCTGCGGCTGTCCTGTCTCGGTGAACTTCTCAGGCTTCCACCCCAGCTCCTTTAGCTTGTCTCCAATCTGCTTCCTTGAGCCGGGATTAAAAGTCTGCACACCGTCTTGGAGCCTCTTTCCAGGCCGCTTTTCGGAGTACCGCTCGTAGACAACTGGAGGCCATCGTTCTTGGAACCATTCCTCAAGGTCAGCCAGCTTGGTTTTGACTTCTGATAGTAGGTTAAGTGCATACGGAATGTTTAACTTAAAGCCATTGTCCTCTTGCTCAGCGATGATGTAAGCCACCTGATGCTCAAGCTCTACGGACATCTCAGAGAACCCTAACCGTTCCCTTTCAGACTCCAGGTGCAGGAACAGAGCCCTCAGTACCTTTACGTCACCTTCACAGTAATACTCCAGCAGAGGCATGATAGGGTTGTCAAAGCACTCGTTAGGGTACTCTTCACGACGGCCCATCATCCACTGCCAAATCTTAGAGTAGCTAGTCTTCCGAGTCCCTAGAGTCTCTCCCCAGCTTTCCAGCGAGTGACCGTTCTCTCTGCTCGGCTCTAGCAGCCTTGATACTACGAGAGTATCGTAGGTCTTCATCGTTATCTTCGTACTCCAAAGCCTCTTCAATACTTTGAAGTCGAACCCGATGCCGTTGTGTGCTGTCAGTAATGTACAGTCCTTTAACCAATCCGAAAGCTCGCTTGCCTGTTTCCACGTTCGTATCTCTCCAGTATCCAAGTCGATAGTCTTAGCAACCCAAATCTTGTTGTGCGCTAAGTTTGTCTCAAGGTCAATTCCTATTCTCACTTTGTTTCCTAAAGCAGAAGTCGTGATAGTCGCTTAGAAGTCGTGGATCGTAAGTATCAACGAAGTTTGAAAGCTGTTCGTACTCATGGATCAACTCTTGATAGCGAGCTTGAAGCTCATAGTACTTTGCCTCAAGCTCTGTAGTCTTGCTCAGAAGTCCTGCTAAGGTCATTACTTTACCTCGATGTCCTCAAGTTCCATCCCTGAATTCTCAAAGTACTCAGAGATATTGTCAAGCAGTCCTTCAAGTTTCCATTCAGCATGATCCATGTCAGAGGCTTGAACGCTTACCTTAAGGTACAGCTTGAAGGAATAAGTATCATACGTCATCACTTCTCTTCCTTTTGAGAATGCTCGACAGCAACCAACAAGAGGTTGATACCGTCCAGTACAACCTGCTGAATCCAAGGGTCCAGCTTCAGCCACTCTTTAGCTCCGCTCTTAGCAGCGACAGCATTCCAGAACTTTTCAGTATCACTCATCACTCAAAGCCTCCGCACAGATAAGAAGGAACCATACGTCATGGTCAGGATCTTCAAAGACATCATTATGTTCACCTTTTGCCATATCACAGCACAGGTCAAAGACAGTATGACTAGGGATCACGACCGTACTCCAGTAGGAATCCTGGAAGTGATAAGCACGCTCAGCGGCTTCGATAAGTTCAGTTTTCAAGTTCATACGGTTTCCTCTTCGGTCTTCCATGTCAAGGTTTCATCGTCACCTTCGTGGTCACGGATGGGCTTCAGCTCATGGTCAGCTACATTTGCTTCCATGTCAAAGCTAAGCTCTCCGGTAAACTCAGCATCCTCATAGAGCCGACAACGGAGTGGAGAACCTACGGATCGTACATACCAATAAAACCCTACAGCGTCTTCCCACTCCTGATCCCCTGATTCCAAGACTACTACCAGTTTCCCAACATTCTCTGGTGTGTACCTGTCTTTAACGATGACGGCAAGATCACCTACTTTACAGTTCAACTTCACAGAGCCTCCATAGATTCTTCAAGTACACACTCAGACAGGATACCAGTCTCTTTAGTATAGAACAAGCCGAACTTTTCAGCCGTAGCCTGTCCGGTATAGCGATCCTTCAAGACCCTGAAGGTTGTCGTCTGACGCTTCACAGGGTCTTCATCCTGCTTATTACGCTCAAGGCCAAACATATAGTGGCTCCAGCGTGCAATGGCACGAGAACCAGTAAAGTGTTTCTCCATAACCCTCCCACCTTCCTCGTGTGGCTTACCTTCTGGCGTGGTAAGGTGAGAGACAAAGTGAATAATGAGGCCGTCAGATTGAGCAAGACCAGCCATATCAGCCATGATTCCATCGAGTGCCCTCCGTTCATCCTGTTCGTTCGCCGCAAGGGCTGTCAAGTGATCCAGGTAGATCATCTTGATACCATACCGTTTGGCAAAGTACCGGATGATGCCCTTTACAGACTGCCAATCCTTAGCCCCGAAGTGCTCCATCATGTAGAGCTGCTGGCGGGCCTCCAGACGATCAATAGAAGCCAGGTAATCATCCCGAGTCCAATTAGCCCCCGGAATATGGTACAGCTTACCGTCCAGCTTACCCGCCACACGCTGTGCAGTCTCCACCACTGGCTGCTCAAGGTAGATAACTCCTACTTTCTCATTAAGTTCTGAAATATCCCAGGCGATCTGCTGGGTGAACACGTCAGTCTTACCTACACCGACACCAGCTCCGAAGCCGTAGAGTTCACCTTCACGCCTGCCGTGGGTCAACTGAGTCAGTCTGTCAAAGCACCACGGGATTCCAGGCTTTGGAGGCTCCAGTAGTCTTTCCTTAATGTCACTGACTGTAACCACACCCTCAGGTCGGTACTCTTCAGCCTTCCACCAAGCATCCACAAAGTCCTTGGAAGCCCCTACCTTGAGGTAGTCCGCAGCGTCCTTGTACTCTGCAAGGTGCTTGACGATCTTTGCCTTGGAGCCGAACAGTTCAGCTACTTCCTTAGCAGCCTTCTTCCCCGGTTCATCATTGTCAAAGCAGATAACGATGTTTTCAAAACTGTCAAGGTACTCAAAGACAGCCTTGCAGTCCTTCAGAGCAGCCGTAGCGCCATTCTTGATGGACACTGCGGGCCACTGAGAGCCTGTCATCTGGTAGCCCGCAAGGGCATCCAGCTCCCCTTCATAGAGGGTCACGTACTTACCACCAGGAAGGAACAAGTGTTGTCCAAAAAGCACAGCTTTCTTGTGATCTCCCTTGACGGAGAAGCTCTTGTCCTTGCAGTACCGGGTCTTGACAGCTACCGGATTACCGTCCTTGTCGTGGTAGGGGTACTGATGGGTTTCCTCATCAGCCACCACCCCGTACTTCTCACAGGTAGCCCGTGTGATCCCACGGTCTTTAATCGGTTTGTACTCTTCAGTCATTATTTTATAAGGTTTGCTGTAACTAGTAATACTCTCTGTCTCTTCCTCAGAGTCCCCTTCGGTGTACGTCTCGCAAGCAAAGCAGTACTGATGACCATCATCATAGAGACTGTTTGCGTCAGAGCTTCCACAGTGTTCGCAAGGGACATGCTTCAAGAACTTTGAATTGTTCATGCTCTACAGTATATCACTCCTTCGGTGCTCGAATAGCGCTTTCAATGTCTTGGCAAGCCTCGCGATAGTCGTCCCAACGGCATGCCTCAAACTTCTCTTGGCACACCTGCGCGGCCTCTTCCAGTGCAGCGGATCGGACGAGAGCGGCGAAGCGTTCAAGGCGGGGCAGCTCGGCATCGACGGCCCACATGCGCCTGTCGCTGGGCCAGCATTCCTGCGCCCACTGGATGATCTGGTCACGCTGCATCGTTCACCTCCTTGCTGGCTCCGGTGCCGATGCCGTGGGCGCGCTCACCCATTTCGACGCCCCAAGCGAACCAGAACCATTCGTCCTTGATGCCTCCGGGCGTTATCGGCATGGCCTTGATCTGGCGAAACAGCGGCTCGACTTCCTCGTCCGTCAGCGGCTTCCTGCTCTCTGGCTGCTGCGCCGCGAGGGATGCGACGACGCTGAACACCTCGGCGGCGCGGGCCTTGTAGGCTGCTGCAACGTCCGGTGTCGCTTGTTCGGCGGCGTGCTTCAAAGTATTGGCCGCGTCGATCAACGTGAACTGCATCTGCGGCGATACGGGCTGCTGCGCCTCCCCCTGCGGCCCTCTCGGGTCTGGCTGTGCGGCAATCGCGGCGTTCAAGCGAGCGGCGTGTTGTTCGGCATCCTTCCAGCCATCCCGCTGCGAGCGCTTGCGCGGCATGACGCTGTACCGCGCCACCTGCTCGCCCGTTTTCCTGTCCACAACGCGCGCCCACTCAGAGCCGGACTGCTTCTCCACGGTGTACCGCGCCACCGGCTGCGCCTCCCCCTGCGGCTCCTGCGCCGGGCAAGGCACTTCGGCTGCAAGGGCGGACATGACGCGCCACAGGACATTGCTCCAGCCTCGCCAGTCCAGATTGGCAAATTCCTCCGCGCTCTCGTGCGACCCACTGGCGAACCGACGTAGCCGGGCGATGATGCTGCGGACGTTTTCAGCCGTGTAGTGGTGGTCCGTCCCTGTCATCAAACGGCCCTCGTCGTCCAAAGGCGGGGCGTAATCCTGCGGCTCCTGCGACGCAGGCTCTAGCGGAACCAGCGTGTGGGCCGCAAGGCAAACGTCGCTGCTCTTGCGCCAGCCGTCGCCGCACGCCTTGCAGCGCATCGTGCACAGTTCGCCGTTCGGCGCCTTCAGTTCCTTCGGACAGTCGGGCTCGCCCGCACCCCAGAACGTATGTCGTGGCAGCTCGTTCATCGCACACCCTCCCGCCGCGCTGCGGCAAACATCAGGACCACTTCGACGCCCTCGCGGCCGTCATCGGGAAAGGGCATGCTGAGCCCACTGTCCAGCCACGCCTTGATCGTGTTGCAGGTAGCGACGGCCTTCTGCTCCAGAAGGGTCATCGGGATCTTCGGAATGCCTGCCGCGTCCAGCTCCACGCACTCCTGCGGCTGCGCACTGGCGGATGGTGCTGCTGCGAGCAGACTGCGGCAGTGCTCACGGAACATGCAGGCGTTGTGCGGTCCCTTGATGCCGTCCGCGATGTCTGAGGGCACGGCGGGCTGCGCTCCCTGATGCGCTGCAAGCCGGAACGGCGGATCAGCGATGCAGTCGGACAGGTCTGCAAGCGCCTGCGTTGCTTCGCCTTCTTCATCCACATAGCGGCTGGTCGTCAGCAAAGATTCCACAACCCGGTGCAGTTCTTCGATCCCGGCGCGGGCCTTGTCGGGTAACTGCACCTTGCCCTGCGGCTCTTGCTGCGCCTTCACTGGCCCAAGAGCGCGAGCAGCTGTGGTGTAGAGCGGGGTCGAATACTCGGCCGCAATTTCTCTTGAGAAGTCATCCGGCGCTTGCTCATAGGCCGCTTTCTCGTCGGCGGGCATGACCTTCATGCCGCCTTTGTGCATCCACGCCGCAGGCTCTTGCTGCGCCTTCACTGGCCCGAGAGCGCGGGCAGCTTGCCATCCCTTCCAGAACAGCGTCCAGTCTCGTGAACCAACAGGTGCGCTCGGGTAGTCGAAAGCCGTGCAGGCGTACTCGTGCTCGGCAGCTTTCCGCTCGTCGGAGGGATGAGACTGCATTTGCGCGAGTAGGGCTCGGCCTGCGGTGATTGCAGATGTCCCTTGCTCGTAATACTTCACCTGCGTGATCACGTCATCCAGCGCATCCACCAGCGCCTTCACGGTGTCTATTGGGTTGAGGGGGTTGGTCATTGCTTCGGAGCTTTCTTCCAACGCTTCGACTGGAAGCAGTAATAGATGGGAGTGATCTGCTTGAAAGGCATATGCAGCAGATGCCGCTTCTTCAGCTTTCGGATGCTCACAGCCTTTCCGGCCATGGCGACAGCCTCCAGGATTGCATCAATCTTGTCATCACCTGTCGGCTCAAAGGTGTGGTAATAGGCTCTCATATAGCGCTCAGTCATCGTTACTCCAGGTCAGGGTTAAAACTACGAGGGTCGTTGGTGAATGTAAGGTGATCGACACACCTTGTCAAGTCTTCAAGGACTTTAGGCATTCCGTACTTCAAGACATGATGACTCAATTCCATTATCGAAAAGACATAAGAGTACTCTTCGTTATAAGTTTCCTCTGAAGCCTCAGGGCCTTCGGCAACGACAACAAAATCCTTCAATCTCCACCTCTTTAAAGTTCTTTAAAGTCTCTACTTAAAGGTTTATATATCTTTAAGGATGTATTAACTTAAGAGTCTTCAAGGTGCTTTAAAGACTCTAGAGTTCTCTTTAGTATCCTATAAGGTCTTGAGGGTATCAGAACTCTTCAAGCTCGTCAAGCCCCTCAAGGCCCCTCAGGGTGTCGTGCTCAGAGATCAGCTCTGGTCGGTCCCTGAAGGGCAGGTGAGCAGACTCCCCAACGACACTCAGGCAGGGGCTGCACAGGTCCAGGAAGTTATTGGTCATGGAGTGCTTACGGGTAGCTTCGTAGTCGGTCAGCCTTTGGTCGCAACAGGAGCACCTCACAGGCTCACCTCAGAGGCGTTATCTACCCACATAGCACCTACCCCCTTAGCTTGCTCAGAAGTCGTCTGTTTGAGGCTTGTAGTCACGCTGGAATCCATCCTCTTGCCTACCCAGAAGCCTGCATCGTTCTTCTCCATGCCTTTGAGCATCATTTCTTCCACTGTCATACACCTACGGTCCTTCCCAAAGTCCCCGGTGCGGTGCTTGTCGAAGGCAAAGGTGGAGTTAAAGTATTCCCCACAGCCTCTACACTGGTTCCTGTCACCTGTCAATCTCATTCTTGGTTCCTTTCTTTCATCATCGCATCTGCTATCTCGTAGGCCCGCTGCGAGACAACCTTAAACTCTTCCGTGGCGTCATAGCCGACAGGGACCGCAGCGCCGTGGAGAAACTGATGCATGGCCTTGGCTGCGAAGTAGTCCCGCAGGGTCATCTCTTGGGGTTCCTCAACCGGATAACGTGGAAAGGGTAAAGGCATGGTCAGATCACTCCTAGTTGCTTGCGGACTTCTTCCAGCTTCTTACGGTAGTATTCCTGTGAGCTAGGCCAAGGCCACATAGCATCATTCCAGGCATCGAACAACAAAGCGTGCTCATCGGAATCCTGAGCCATAGCCTGGAGTGCTTTCCTTCGCTTGTTACCCTTGAGCCATACATCATGGTCTTCGGTCATCTCGTAAGACCAATCGAACTCACTGAGGGCTTTGTCGTATTCTTTGAGGTTCATAGGGTTACTCCTTATTCAATGTCTCGATAGCGCCAGAAGTCCCCTCCTTCGGAGGCCTTGACGATCCGAAATACACTCTCGTGCATTTCGTTGTTATAACAGAAGTTCTCTACCCAGCTTCTCGCATAAGCCAAGCCACCAAAGCTAGCAACAACCACACCACTGTGAGCATAGACCACCTTGTACATTAGTGTTACCTCCTCAGTTCTTAAAGTACAACAGACACAAAAAAGAGCCCACCCAAGGCAGGCAGGCTCATGTTACAGAAACTTATCGGGAATCTCCACCTCAGAGCCCAGCTTGAACGCTACGAAGCAGCGAGCTATGGCTTCACCTGGGGTCAGGCCTCTTTGGCTGAAGTACTTAGTCATCTCTCCACCTACATCCAGAGAATACAGACGGTGCATCCTGGCAGTCCATCCCACGGACCCTAAGGTAGACCTCAGCACATCAATGTCATAGTCCGAAAGGAGCCTCAGGGCATGCTGACCGTTACCGACATAGTCCGGTACGGACTCACCGTTACGCATCAGCCATTCAGCCGTGTAGCCGTCAGCCAAGGCTGCAGCGTAGTTCAAGGCTTTGCCTGTGAGTCTGGAGACTAGGACTTTCAATGCTTCACTCCTTCAATGCCGGGCTTCGTGAGGGTTTCCAAGATTTGAGACATAAGAGACTTCACCTCTTGGAGTTCCTGCTTCACAGTGTCCAACTCCGAAGCAGCCTCAACGGGTTCCACAGGAGCAGCCTTAACGGCTTCCTTTACCTCTTTAGCCTCTTGAGCCTGCTTTGCAGCTTGCTCCTTCTCGGCCTGCCTGCGGGCCTTCTCGGCTTCAGCCTCCTTAGCCTTCTGGAACTTCTCAATCGCACGGATCGCAGTGGTCTTATCGTAAACGACATAACGACGACCCGAAGGCATCGGAATCTCAGCAGAAGGGATCAGCCCCAGCTTGTCGAGCTTCGTGCGAGCCTTCGGAGTGGTGCTGTGCATCATGCGAGCCAGAGCGGTGATGTTGATTTGTTCAGATTGACGAGCCATGATTCAATTCTCCTAACAGTTTACTATAGGTTTAATCCGTCAAGAGTCCCTTGTTACTCCCTGAAACTAACTTCTTATTATTCTTTACTTAACCAGGACACCGAACCAGTGCAGCATCAGAGCTGCAAAGATGATCCCGAGTGTGACAGCCAATGCGATATCTCTTAGTCTCTCAGCCTTTGAAGGTCTTGTAAAGAGTAATCTATCCATGTTAGCTCCTGTTCAGTCCGATAAGCATTGCGTACATCATGCGGTGCAGTGTTCTTTTTGTCAAGTACCCTAGACAGAATAAATCCTTCCCGTCTTCAAGCAACTTCACATGCCCTAGAGGGTTTTCCTGCACTCCATAGGCCCTGCCGGTGCGCTCTTGGAGGTGCCTAGCGAGGCCGTGGAGCATCTCTAGGGTGAACTTAGGCGAGCTCATCAGTCTACATCCCCATAGTTGACATTGAAGCGTTTAAGCTCTTTCTCGCCATCTCCGGAGATATACGATAGCACCTCAACCATGCGGATAATCATCCTGCGTAGCTCCTTATCGTTTAGGTTACGACATAGAGACAGTGCTCCGTGCTCATTCCAGAGAGCTAAATCGACGAGGCTGCTATGCTCATGAAGCTCTATGGTAGAGCCGTCAAAGCTCCTATGGATTATGTATTCCGTGCTCATGTCAGTTTCTCCAGCACTCAAAGGCTTTTCCGAGGTTTCTATTCCAGACAGTGAACCACTGAGGCTTAGAGTCTAGCCACAATTCGCACTGAGATGCAGTCTGACAGTGCCAATCGAACAAAGCATCGGCTTCTAGGTCCGTAGTGTATTCAAAGGTCAATTCGTGGCCGCTCATGTTGGTCTTCACGATCTTTGCCATACTTCCTTACTCCAAGTTTAGCCAGCTAACGTGCTCAGAAGTCACCGACAGGATCGTAGACCGATTGATGGCCCTGTAGTCCTGTTTCTGCATGTCGAATGCCGTTATGTACTGTTCAGGGTTGAGCGTTGATTGTCCGCCTTTGAGGTGCTTTGTGACACCCAAACGACAGACCATCTGGCGCACCGCACCGTCCTTCTTGATGAACCGCACAGTTACTATGCGGCCGTGTGAGTCCAGTATCAGGTTATCTAGCTTCATGGTCAGACGTTACGGTACACAAAGCCTTCATCACCTTCGCCGACAAGGGCACCTTCATCCTCCAGCCAGGTTTTAACAGCCTCTTTCCTGTCCTCGTCATCCTCGCAGTCCGACAGGTCTATCCTGTAGTTCTGTGCGATATTCTGCCATGTGTCCTCGCTGAAGTCGCAGCAGATGGCGATAACGTCAAGCTCCATCTCTTCGCCAGTGTCTTCCTCGTACTGCTCCAAGTACTCAAACAGGACTCCAAGGCCCTCATAACTGAAGTTGTTCGGACGAATGGCCCGGAAGGCATCACGGAACTGATAAACGTTAATGGTTTGCTTCATGGTTTAGCCTCGTGAGTTGCGTTGAAGTGTGGATAGTATGACAGGCAGGATGTACTTTTGGGAACTTAGGGGAAACCCTAGTTAAACCCGTGGAGCCCTGCCAAAGATCATGAAGTAAGCCAGCGTGAAGCAGTAGCCTTTGCTCTGGAGGTACTCAATGGTCCATTGCAGGCCATGAGTCTCAATGTTGCTTTGAATCATCCATCGTTGCATGGCTCAGTCCTCCAAGTCTTCACAGGTGGTATTGACGAACAAGTCAGCCTCAATGGCAGTGGCGAAGACTTTCACGAGCTGACCATCGTAGTAGGCTCCCCATGAGGGCAGACGCTCCCCACAATCAATCATTTCGACAGTGAACAGATGGCGTTCAAGTTTCTCCATGGCTTGGCTCCTAGTTTACTTAGACAGTTGCTTCAGGGCTTGGCCCTTGAGATCATAAACGTCCGGCTTATCGGCCAGATCAAGGATGATACAAGCCTGCTCCAGAGCCTTAGGAGCGGACAGGCCAGCCAGCATCAGGTGACGAGACAGGTTGACCAGCACAGAGACAGTATGCAGGCTCTTGGCGAGAGGCTTGGAAGTGTTCATCAGTAGCTCCGTTGTTGATGCATCTATTAGAGCAGCCTGCGAGTACTCTTGCCAATTGATTGTTACTAAGATACTTCAAGGACGATAGGCACAGGCTATCAGCCAGGCTAGTAGTACTGAGGTATTCAACCCTGCAGTGCTCTATATAGAGGGCTTGGCTCAGTACTCTAGGGACAGACTGCATGGCTACTCTAAGGCATGACTGGGTGTACTTCAAAGCGACCCTCCCCGGTCCTCACATCGGTACTGTGAAGCCAGCCCTAAAGCCAGCTCTGCAGTACCCTAGAGTGCTATCAAAAGTATAGCAAGGTAGCTCAGCCTGTGGATAACTCTGTGGATAACCTGACTGGACCCTGACTATTTGACATAATGATGGTCGTATTGCTACCCGACAGGCCCGATGAGCCCAGCTCTGCGACTGCTCTGCAGTGGACAACCTGTGGACAAGTGTCAGCCTTTAGGGGGGAGGGCCTGGGCTAGTGTTGCTATAGTGGCGGTAGCCCCGTAGCCATACAAAAAAGTAAACCTAGAAGACCCTAGAGTGCTATCAAAAATATAGCAAACTAAAAGAAATACTGCTTAAAAAATAAGCAACTAAGGAGCCTACAAGTCCTTGATTTCACAATATGAAACCCCTAAAGCTCCCTCTGGAGGTAGACACCATGAGTAAATGACACATACAAGTAGCATCTGAGCTACCTGGAAGGTGGGCTCTAGGGTCAATCTGAGCACCCTGGAAGGGGAGCTTAAGAGAGAGTCCCCTAAAGTATAGTTGCATGAAAGCTACGGTTTCATGTACTTATACTTTAAAGTAATACTTGAAAGTAATACTAGGGGGTTGACATAATAGGAAAAGTATGCTACAATGATACGACTTTTAAGGAGTAAGAAACCTTAAGTGGAAACTCAAGTGAAATAATCTATACAAGCGGAATCTGAGCAACCTTAAGCTTTAAGGGGGTTCACTTAGATTTCCCTACCTCCGGCTTAGGAACCAAAGGTAGTGTTTATTAAAGACCGAAGGTACGCCTCCGAAAAGGGTAAAGGTGAAGCATGGAAGAATTAAAGGTAGAGATACCTGAAGTGGTGTCGGAGAAGCCTCCAGAGCTACTTAAGAAAAGAGGCAAGGGCAGACCCAAGAAGTCTGAGATTCAGGCCGTAAAGAACAAGAACAAGGGGAAAGTAGGCAGACCCGCAGGGGATGCTTCAAGGCTCCAGGAGTTCAAGGCTAGGCTCTTAGCCACTGGAGGTACCCGGATTCTTGACAAGATGATGGAGATTGCCCTTACGGACGGGCATCCAGGTCAGATGGCAGCTATCAAGCTCGCAGTGGACCGAATTCTTCCGGTGAGTATGTTTGATACCGTTAAGACCGTAGGAACCACACCTCAAATCACGATCAACATTGAAGGACTCAACAGCCCTACGGTTCAGACCGTGGAGGACGTTACAGACGTAGAAGTGAAGGAGCACACCGATGTCTAAATACCTTTGGGCTCTTTTCTTCTCGGGCGTTCCTGCCTTCGCTATCGGGGTAGGCTTAGGTTTGGTAGTTGATCCTGTCATGGGCTTCATAGCCGGGATGCTTGCTCTAGGGTTTGGCCTAGATGTACTTCTGAGAGGTACTGAAGGATGACCAGCCTTAATTGGTCCCTCCTTCCCTGGCAGCTCCAAGTCTGGAAGTGCCCTGCCCGCTTCAGAGTCATTGCCGCAGGACGCCGTACCGGAAAGTCCAACTATGTTATCAAGAGGCTCTTAGCCAAGGCCCTGGAGGCCCCTGAGGGCTCCGCAGTGGTGTACGTAGCCCCTACCCTAGGGCAGGCCCGGCAGATCGCTTGGGATGCCTTACAGGAACAGGGCAAGGGTGTCGTCAAGAGTGCTCACGTTAACAACCTTGACATCGTGCTTACCACAGGACGTAAGATTCATGTAAGGTCTGCTGAGAACCCTGATACCCTCCGAGGCTTGAAGCTGTACTACGCGGCCATTGACGAAGCAGCCTTCACCAAGGATGACACGATCTGGACAAAGATTCTACGTCCTGCCTTGGCGGACTTGGAAGGTGAAGCAGACTTCATCAGTTCCCCTGACGGTCGTAACTGGTTCTATGAACTGTACGAGTATGCCCGTAAGGGTGAAGACCCTGATTGGGCTGCATTCCACTTCACTACCTTAGATAACCCTACGATCCCTGTAAAGGAGATTGAGGCTGCTAAGAAGACCCTCAGTACCCTTGTTTATAAGCAAGAGTTTGAAGCCTCCTTCAGTACCTCAGGTCAGGAAATCTTTAAGGAAGACTGGATCAAGGAAGGGCCAGAGCCTAAGCATGGCTCCTATGTCCTTGCTATCGACCTTGCAGGCTTTGAAGACATACAGAAAGGTCAGACCAACAAGAAACGCTTGGACGAGTCCGCCATTGCTGTCGTGAAGGTGTCCGATGAGGATGGCTCCTGGTGGATCAAGGACATCATCCATGGTCGCTGGGACATCAAGGAAACGGCTGTAAAGATTCTCACAGCCATCCGGGAGTACAAGCCTGTGGCTGTCGGTATCGAACAGGGCTCCCTGAAGAAAGCTGTACTTCCGTACCTTACGGACCTTATGAGGAAGTACAACATATACATGCACATCACGGAGCTGACTCACGGCAACCGTAAGAAGGCTGACCGGATCGTGTGGAGCCTTCAGGGTCGCTTTGAGCACGGAAGGATCATCCTGAACCCCAAGGCAGACTTGGAGGACTTCAAGGAACAGCTCCTGCTGTTTCCCTCCGTAGGCGTCCACGATGACCTTGTGGATGCTCTGTCGTACATCGACCAGCTTGCTATATCGAACTATAACCAGGACTACGAGGATGACGAGTATGAAGTCTTCGATGTCGTTTCAGGCTACTAAAGGAACAAGATGAACGAAGAACCTCAATTACCCGGTCAGGAAGACTCTGACGACTTTGATCGTGAGCTTGTGGCTTGGGTGACAGGCCATACGGACCAATGGAGGGACCACCGAGACACCAACTACAGGGACTTGTGGCTGGAGTACGAGCGTATCTGGCGTGGAGTCTGGTCCTCTGAGGACAAAACCCGAGAGTCTGAGCGTTCACGCCTCATCTCTCCAGCTACCCAGCAGGCCATTGAGACTCGTCATGCAGAGATCATGGAGGCCATCATGGGCTCCGGAGAGTTCTTTGACATCCAGGATGACATCAAAGACCCTCAGAAACTGGACATTGACCAACTGAAGGCCCAACTCCATGAAGACTTCAAGCTCAACGGCGTCAAGAAAGCCGTGGATCAGATCGTCCTCATGGGTGAAATCTATGGTACCGGCATCGGTGAGATTATCGTCAAGGAAGACGACACCTACAAGCCCTCCACGCAGCCTATTCCGGGACTCAAAGGACAAGCAGCCTATGGCGTCATGGAAGGTAAGCGCACCTGCGTCAAGCCTGTTCCGGTCAATCCTAAGAACTTCCTGATTGACCCTAACGCTACCTGCATCGAAGAGGCTCTTGGTGTGGGTATTGAGAAGTATGTCTCTATCCATAAGATCGTGGAAGGCATGGAGTCCGGTAAGTACCGTAAGGTGGCTACGGGTACCCTGTATTCTGACGACAAACTTGAGGCTACGCAAGAGACTTCAGACTTCCAGGAAGGCAAAGTCAAGCTCCTGACCTACTACGGCTTGGTCCCCAAGGACATCCTTCAGAAGATCAAGGACGAGGATGTTGAGGAACTATTCCCTGAGCACACCGAAGAGAACAAGTACAGCGGTCTGGTGGAAGCCATCATCGTCATTGCCAACGATGGAGTACTCCTCAAGGCCGAAGAGAACCCCTACATGATGAAAGACCGTCCGGTGATCGCCTATCAGGCTGATACCGTACCGGGTCGCTTTTGGGGTCGAGGCACCGTGGAGAAGGCTTACAACATGCAGAAGGCCATTGACGCCACTCTGCGGGCCGATATGGACTCCAGAGCCCTCACCACAGCCCCTATGGTGGCCTTGGATGCCACTCGCCTGCCCCGTGGAGCCAAGTTTGAGGTCAAACCCGGCAAAGCACTACTCACTAACGGCAATCCGGCAGAGATTCTGATGCCTTTCAGCTTCGGACAGCACAAGCAAGAGAACGCGATGGCTGCTCAGAACTTTGAAAGGATGCTCTTACAGGCCACAGGCACCGTAGACAGCGCTGGAATGCCCTCTCAGGTCGGTGGAGATGCCGGTATGGGCGGTATGAGCATGGCTATGGCAGGGATTATCAAGAAGTACAAGCGTACCTTGACGAACTTCCAAGAGGATTTCCTCATTCCTTTCGTCAACAAGGCTGCTTGGCGCTACATGCAGTTCGATCCTGACCGTTATCCCTCCACAGACCTTACTTTTGTGCCCACAGGGTGCTTAGGTATTCTGGCTCGGGAGTACGAACAGGCCATGTTGACCAATCTGTTGAAGACTTTAGGGCCGGACACCCCGGTTCTGCCCCTGATTATGTCTGGAATCATTCAGAACAGCTCTCTGGCGAACCGTGGAGAACTCTTGGAAGCTCTCCAGAAGATGTCTCAGCCGAATCCTGAGCAACAGCAGGCCCAGCAAGCCTCTCAGGCGCTCCAAATGCAGCTCTTACAGGCTCAGGTAAAGGAAACCCAGGCGAAGGCTCAAAAGGCCTCTACAGAGGCTCAGGTGGCCCCCATGGTGGCTAAGGCAAAGATCATTGCAGCCTTGTCGAACAACCTTGACGAAGACAACGAAGGAAAGGACTTTGAGCGCAGAACGAAGCTGGCTGAATTGATGCTCCAGGAGCGAGACATCGACAGCAACGAACGGATTGCTTTTGCTCAGATTCAAGCCTCCAAGGAGAAAAATAGTACTAAAAGTACTTGACATTTAGGTACTACTTCTGGTAGAATGTCAAGCATCTAAAGTTCACAAGCGGGTTTACAAGTGCAAGGGGCGCACAGCAGCCTTCCAAGCTGAAGACCGCGGAGTTCGACTCTCCAAGCCCGCTCCAGAGTTCCCCTCAACGGGGTTGAAGTCCTAGCCCCGCTAGGCCGCTGGGATGGCCTCCAGCGTTTGTTAAACCTCCATGATACCGAAAGGACAATATCAATGGATCAAGAACTTCAAGTCTACTATGAGGAAAGTTTCAGTACCTTTGCTACAAAGGGTTGGGGCTTCCTTATTGAAGACTTCAAAAAGTTAAGAGAAGCAGTCAACGACTTATCCACGGTACCGGACCCCAATCAACTCATGTTCCGTAAAGGCCAACTGGATATTCTTGACCTGCTCTTAAACCGCAAAGCGATGTGCGAGCGTGCTTGGACACAGCTTCAGGAAGACGAAGAGTTCTTTAAAGAACACCCGGAGTTACGCCAATGAAGCGCATGTACGAGTTTGCTTGCCCTAACGGGCACATCACTGAGCAACTGCAAGACGACACCATTAGGAACATTCACTGTCCCGAATGTGCTTTCGTTGCGCAAAGGATCGTTTCTGCCCCGCAAGTCAAACTGGAAGGCATCACAGGTGCTTTCCCAGGAGCTTACGAGAGGTGGGAGCGAGTTCGGGCTGAAAAGCTCAAGGAAGAACGCAAAAAGAACGCCTCCTACGGTCGGGACTATACCCCGGCTGCTTGAGGAACAACTCTGATTGCATATTTAAATATCCTAGAACCCGAGAGGGCAGGATGAAAGGTAGGTATGGCTGAACTTATTGATTTTGATGAACTGCCGGGTAGTGACCCTGAAGTAGTCGAGGAACCTGTAAACACACCGGCTCCAGAGCCCAAAGTTGAAGTCCCTGAACTCCCTGAAAAGTACAAGGGTAAAAGTTTAGATGACATCGTGAAGATGCACCAAGAGGCTGAAAGGCTGATCGGTAAGCAGGCTCAAGAGGTTGGTGAGGTCCGAAAGCTCGCAGACGAGTTACTCAAGCAACAACTCTCAAATAACAAACAAGCGCCTACAGAAGAAGAGACTGAGATTGACTTCTTCGCAGACCCCAAGGCCGCAG